GGCTTCCATCCTTTCTTAGATCCGGATACTTTAATTACTCCTGATCTAGAGAAACAAATGGGTTGCAAGTTTGATGATCTCCCTAAAGAAGCATGGGATACAATGGATCGTTATGATGAAGCAGCTGCTAAAAGGAGTGTGTATGCGAGAGCTTAGAGATAAATTAATATTAACAGATTGCGATGGCGTCTTATTAGATTGGGAATACCATTTCTATAAGTGGCTTAAAGCAACTGAGGGTTACGAAAGACTTGGCCCTGAGTATAACATTGCAAAAGCAATTGGTGTTGAACAGAAAACTGGTGCAAGGTTTGTAAACTTATTTAACAGGTCAGAGTATATGAAAACTCTGTCACCTTTACGGGATGCTATTAAGTATGTTCGGAAGTTACACGAAGAGCACGGTTACATTTTCCATGTGATCACTTCACAGACTAACTGTAAACTTGCTCAAGAGTATCGGAAAGAGAACTTAAGAAATGTTTTCGGTGATACTATGTGGGATGGCTTTACTATCTTAAACACTGGTCAGGACAAAGACGAAGCTCTCAAAGAGTGGGAAAATACTGAATGCTGGTGGATTGAAGACAAAGCTGCTAACATTGGTATGGGTAATGACGCTGGTTTAAAAGGTATCCTTATCGATCATGCTTGGAACCAAACTTGCTCTTACGAATGTGAGCGGGCAAGAAAATGGAAAGATGTTTATGAAATTATTACAGGAGTTTAAGAGTATGAGTTTAAATAGAGAGCAACACCTAAGAGCCAACAACAGATTTTACATTGCTGGTTGGGTAGCTAATGAGCAATGTAACACACCACAAAAATTACCTGAGTCTATGAAGGGTGATCCTGTTGGAGAGAAACAACATGAAGATTATCTTAAAGGGTATGGTGATTCATTTGCTCATGGCGAATGTTTAACTGCTGATTATGAGGCATTTTACAGTTAACAATATGTATAAATAAGCCTATATCACTATGGGATCTTTCATGTCGACGACCGAAATGTTAGAAGCGCTTGAAGCAAAACTTCAGCAAATGGGAATGATGGGGCAATGGTATCAAAGGTACGACATAAGTACTGGTGCTCAGGAATGTAAACAAATAGTTAAAGATTTAAGAAAGGAGTTAGACCCACCCTGTGGTATGAGTCATAAATAATGGAGGTTCATATGGCGTTATTAGAAGACGTTATGTTATTTTGCAAAAAGGAATTAAATATTCCTGATGAAATACTTGTATCAATTGAGCAAGAAGATATAAGTGAAGACAATGTAAAAGGTTGGACAACAGATTCAGCTGAAGACGATGAATACGATATTGAAATTGACACTCATCTTGGCTTTAAAGAAGCTATCATTACAGTATGTCACGAAATGGTGCATGTACAACAGCTACACGAAAATCGTGAGTTAGACGAAGTCGAAGCTTATGAAAAAGAAGAACTACTATATAAAAAGTATATAAATAGTTCTCAGTGATCTATATCTTCACTCTAAAAAAGATATTTTTGTTTAAATAAAAAAGGAAATAATATGTTTAAAAAACTAATGGTCGCGACGGCGGCAATGATAGTATCCGCGACTACGTTTGCTGGTATTAGTCTATCAGGTTTGTATGAGGGAACACTAGATTCACACGGTGCTTATACACAAGACATACATACTACAATGAAAGGAACTCAAGGTAACTCAACTGTAACGGTTGTACTTGATAAAGACTTTGGTGTAGACGATATGTATGTTGAAACTGCAACAGGTCCACTAACATTTAAGATTGGTGATTGGTCAGGTGATGATCCTGATTCAACTAAGATCAGTGTATCAACAACTCTTGGTGCATACACAGTTGGACTTAGTCAAGTAAGTGGTGGTAACACTACTATTGATGCTAGTGGAACAATTGGTGGTATCGCTCTTGCAGTAACGGATGTTGCAGCAGAGACAAGAGAAACTACTGGATCTATTACATCTGCAGGTGTTACAGCTAAAGTGGTACATAACAAAGTAACGGCAGGACATAACTCAGAAATTACGGTTGGTACAACTGTTGCTGGTTTAGGTCTTGAAGCAGTTATGGATAGAAATGCTGGAGCAACGAATGACAATCAAGTATCTGTCTCACGTGCTCTTGGTACTCTAGGTACTCTTAAAGGTACTTGGAATAAGACTGACGCAGCAACTCCAGTCACTACGAAAACTATTGAGTTAACTCGTGGTATATGGACTGCATCTTGGTCACAAGTTGATAGCGCTGATGCTACAACTTCACTTAAAGCAAGTCTATTGTTTTAAAAGAACTATGGTAACATAGTAACTCCTGGGGATCTTCTGGGTCCCCAACCTACTTTATTGGAGAGATCATGAATAACACAAAACTAATGAGTGAACATTACAAAGAAGATGGTAGTGTTGCAAAAATTTATCAAGTAGTAACAGGAATGGATGGCGAACATTCATTCTTTTCGATAACATATAAAGACCCACACGGTAACAGAATTATGCAAGAGGATTTTCCTTATAAAGCATTAGGCTATGTAGAAGACGCTGCAGATAACTGGACTAAGGGTATAAAATTACTTAAGGGATAACATGGCAGATTTTGATTTTGGTTTTACGCTGGTTGATGAGGCAGATTTAGATGTCTCACAAGAATTAGCGTCAGCTACAACAGCTAGTACGTCTGCACAAGACAAGCTAGACACATTATACAACGCTATTACACCACTACTCAATAACTTAAAGGCTAATCCTGAGAAGGAATATATTAAATGGCCTGGAAGAGTAGACAAGGTAGAAGCATTTGAAACACACATACAAAAAATATATAAAGGTTAGTATGTACATTGACACATTCTATGTTATAATAGATGTATCAACAAACAAATAGGAATATATTATGGCAAGACGTAAGATGAGTGAAGAGCAGCGAGCAGCTGCGGCAGCTAACTTAGCAAAGGCTAGAGCTGCAAAGAAACCTGCAACTTATAAAAATATTGCAGATAATGTTCAAGCACTTGATGATGACCATGGATTATCTTTAGTTAATGTTAAACTATACATTAAGTCTACTAAAGAGAAACTATCAGCATTACGTCAAGCCATTCATCGTGGCGAGAGAGGTGCACAAGCGAAGTATGAATCAGCAAGGATCTATAAGAACCATTGTGAAACATATCTACGTGAAGGTGTATGGTCATTAGACTTCTATGGTGAGAACGAAGAGAAACAAATGTATTGGAAAACCCTGAATCCGGCTTATGACAAAGACGGGATACAGAAATAATGGATGATATTAATAAGAAGTCATTCTCAGGTTTAGTTGAAACATTTGTTCGTACTCACAGAGGTACCAATTATATAGATGCTGTTATACAGGTATGTGAGGACAACGAGATCGATCTTAGAGACAGTAAGAAACTTATCTCTAAGGAGATTATAGAACACGTTGAGTTCGAAGCAAAGGAACTTAACTTATTACAAGGGGGTAACCCAACCTATGTGTTACCTATATGAGAATGACAGGATATGAGGCCTTTACATTACATAACGCAGTTAACCTCCATTTCAATGGAACTTACGATTGCTTTAAGTATAATTTTAAAACAAATGTAACTGAGAAGACCTATTGGAAAAGGCCAGATAAATTTCAGTTAACAAAGATAGGTAAAAGGTTTAAGAGTAGAGATGATATTGTATTGTACTTTGCTGCACATCAAGTAGCAGGTAATAAGTATAGTGGTGATATGATCAGAGACGAAGATACCTATACTAACTTCCTAAAGGTTATAGATAGTATGTCTTATGTATTTAGGAATGAGTTAGAACAGATTTCAGATGTAAAGTTTGATGATCTCTTGGAGATAGAAGATACATATCCAAGAATTATCCAGCTTCATCTAGAAGGCACGGTTTCATTAGAGACTGTGTGTATAGTAAACCGCTTGACTGGGTTTATTAGTAAGGCAAACGAACAGATCACAGAGACTATCTTGTGGCCTGATTTGTTTAAGAAGATATCAAAGTATCAATCTTTTTTGAAGTTTGATGACAGTAAGTTTAAAAATATTATTGTTGATGTTTTCAAATAGGTATGTACTTTTGCAAAAAGTATGTTATAATATACAATGATACAAATTTATAATAATAATTAAAGGAGATAGACCATGAGTTTTGCAGACTTAAAAGCGAAAGCTAGTGACATGAGTTCACTAGTAGGTGCGGCTGGCAGCACTAAAGAAAAGAAATCATACGGCGACGATCGTATGTGGAAACCCTCAGTAGATAAAGCAGGTAACGGTTATGCCGTTATTAGGTTCTTACCTACAGTCGAAGGTGATGACTTACCTTGGGCAAAATACTGGGATCACTTCTTCCAAGGACCAACTGGTCAGTGGTATGTTGAGAAATCACTTACTACAATTCAGAAGGACGATCCTGTATCTGAAATGAATTCAAAACTATGGAATACTGGTATTGAAGCCGATAAGGATATGGCTCGTAGACGTAAGCGACGCTTACACTATGTGTCAAACATCTATGTTGTTTCTGATCCTGAGAATCGTGAGAACGAAGGTAAGGTAATGTTATATACATATGGTGCTAAGATCTTTGAGAAGATCATGGATAGCATGCAACCTAAGTTTCAAGATGAATCACCTGTCAATCCATTTGACATGTGGAAGGGTGCTAACTTCAAGATGAAGATTGCTCAGGTAGCGGGATTCCGTAACTATGATCGATCTGAGTTTAGTGCAGCAGAAGCATTGAATGCTGATGATACTGTACTAGAAGGTATCTACAACCAACAGTTTGCTCTAAAAGAGTTTACTGATCCTACTACATTTAAATCTTATAGTGAGCTTAACCTTAAGTTGACTAGAGTGTTAGGTGAGGAGTTGGTTACACGTACTGAATCTGATTACATTGATCAAGACATTGCGGGTGATACAGCAAATGCATCTGAACAAGCTTTCATCAATGCAGATCCTGTTGCGGTTGCAGCAGATCCTGTCGCACGTGCCGATAAGGACAATGATGATACTATGAGTTACTTTGCTAAGTTAGCAGCAGAAGCTTAAGAGTTAAATCTGAGAACCCCCTTAATTGGGGGTTTTTTTACATTTGCTCGCTAAAGGCATTACTTAATAAGTTACCATACTTACCAGCTTCGTAATTAATAACCTGAATATTATTGTTCGTATTAGCAATGTGACCAAATGGACGTAGAGTCTCAGGATCAATTGCGCCATTAGCAATATCCATTTGTCTCTGAACTCTAAAATTATAAGACTCCGTGAGTCTATCATCCATCATCTTTTGAAAGCTTTGCTTATATTCCCCTAGGTGCGCAAGCTTTTCATCTTTAGTCATATGTCTAAATGTTGCAGCTGCTAGAGTCGAACCCTTCTCCAATCTTTCTCTATAACGTCCAAGTTGCTCTCCAGACATTTTATATTTTTCCGGTGGCGCAATTGGATCCAGGCCTCCAGTTAATTCGATACCAAAGAATTTTCTTACCTTTTCTGGTATCATACCTTTAAACCAATTAACAATTCTTCCAGGCATATCAGTAATCCAAGTCCATACACCAGATCTAAAATCAGCATCAGTAAACATACCAGTTATAAAACCGGCAATGTTACTTACCATATGGAAAGGTGCAGCAACTATTTTACGTATGAGATCCATGAAACTAAACTCTTTAATTATATTAAGAACCTTAACACCTAATCCATCACCCTGAATAACACCATCCGCATCTGTTGTTAAACCAAATCCTTTTGTGATTAACCATACCGCAGCATTCTTAACTAGATCAACTAGTCCACCGAGTAAATAACCTAACACACCACCAACACCTTCACCTAAGATTGTATACCAGTTAGAACTTTCTTTTTCAGACTCTGCCTTACCAGCTTTAAATCCTTCAAATAAAGAGAATAATAATGTCACTGGCCATAGAATTCTACCAATAAGTCTAGCAGCAAATCCAACACCAGGAATTTTCATGACACCGTTCTTAAGACTACCACCTAAAGTTTTCAATGTACCTGCTAATGCTGTACCTGATGCACCTACTGACCATGCAGCAATCGCAGCACTTATTCTTAATAGGGGAGAAAGAAAACTACCAACTCTTGATGACACTGTACGGAAAAATCCTTTACCAAATCCTTGAGCCATACCATTAGGTACTGATCTTGCACCTGAACCTTGTGGATTAGCTTGGAATCTATTACCAAGCTTCTTTCCATCTGGCCCTAAACCAACAGATTTGTATACAGCTGCCTTGAGATTTGCAGTCCAAGTACTTAGCCTTGTTGTAACAGCTAATTGAACTGCACCTAGATTAAGGAATTTTATAACTGGCATTTTAGTAGTACCCTTTGCAAGTGGTTTACCATCCTTACCGTATCCAAACCAAGCTAAGAAAGATGTTCTAAAAGCTATTGCACCATTTCTAACTATAGCATAGTTACCCATGAACTTACCTATGTTCTTAATACCTCTAAGTGTTTTTAATGCCCATAAGTTATAACCTTCAGCAGCTGCAAAAATTACACCAGCTGTTGCTAAAGCTAAAGTCCATTTAGCTTTGTTCCATGCCTCACCAACAATACCAGCATCCTTACCATCTTTACCCATAAAGTTTTTCATGCCAGACATTCCAAGTCCTATTGGATTTGGTGCCTTCTCACGTCTGTTCTCTGCAGCATCACGTCTATCTTGCAATCTCCATTTGTTTGCCATGTCTGCACTGTTTTCTAAGGCGCTAGCTATTCTAGTTAATAGATCTTTAGAGTCTCTTTGTATTGCTCCTACTGGAGTATCTTTACGTGCTGAGTCAGTAAAGCTTTTAGCTTGACCTGCTAAGAATCTACGTTGAAAGTCTTCAGCTCCACCAATGATATTAGATTGTTGTTCAATACCTGCCTCACCTTGTAAAGCTATTTTCTCTTGGCGTTTGGCTTCTTCGGATTCCCTCAGTCTATCGCGTGTACTAAGTTGATTCTGCTTTCGCAGAAGTCCTACTACTTCACCGAGTAATGCTTCTTGAGTTTTTCCTGCCATATCCTTATCCCATTTGTTTGTTCTGTTCTTTTTGCTTTGCGTTCTCTTCTTTCACATACTCATGTAAAAGGGCTAAATAGATTTCCCTCTCCCATGGTATCATATTATCCAAGTCACTCAGTGAATAATTATGATGTTGCATCATCGCGAAATTCATTTTTAAATGGTTCGCTATATCGTCATGAGAAAGGGTTATATAAAAAAATCAACTAACCCTTTTAGTTCTCTTGTTTGCTTATGCCCACATTCTTTACATTCATACTCCATCTTATATTCTATTGCCGGAGCTTTTTCCATAAAATCTATGACCTTACCGAACTGATCATTATTTAAACTTTCAACAAATGCTACAACTTCACTGTGCTTAGAATCTTTAGCAGTAAATGTTTCTTCACCACTATAAATTGTTTCAATACACATAGCTACTGAATTAATAACAGCATCAGTATCAGTTGATCTCATAGCCTTTGTTAACTTATCATTAATGCCCATCCATCTTAGATCAAGACTTACAGTATCATTAATTTTTACATGGTGATCTACTTTGCCATCTAAATTACTTACTACAACTTCATCTAAATTAACTTTTTGTGGAGTAGTTCCTTCACAGTCTTCTAATTCACATTTCATATCTAGTTTAATTCCTTCACCTACAGACTTACTTCGTAGGGTAATAAAAATAAACTCTAAATCAAAGTTTGTTATTTTGTTAAAATCAATATCTGTTTCTATACAAGCTTTACAAATATTCTGAACAGCCTTCTCAATAGCTATATCATCTTGTGATTCTAATGCTATTAATAAGATCTTCTCTTCTTTGACCACGTATGGTCTGTATGTTACTGTTGTCCCTGTTGAGGGTATAATCAATTCATACTTTGGGGTTGCTATAATTGGCAACATATCAATTTACTCCATATTAAAAATTAAAATAATCTATCAAACGTACTTAACGTGTCTCTTCCTATTCCTAGCATACGTCCTACCACATCTTCGAATCCATCTACCATATTAACGGTTCTAAAGTTATCGTATTCCCATGTGATACTTAATTCCATTAAACCATCGGCGCTATTGCCTAATTCAAGTGCACCAACCTGAATAGGATATGCATTCTCTAATTTAACTGTGTATCCAGGAACAACATCATTAGATGCTGATAACTGTTGTATTGACACATCACTACAATATTCTCTTTTATAAAATGCTTTGTAGTGTTCGTGACTTGTATCTATAATCATCTCTTGCCACATATCAAAATACTTCTTCATATAATAATCATTAGTCATTAAGAATGTCATAGTCACTTCATCTGTTGCAGCTGAATAAGGTTTCTTTGTATTATGATGATTGTGTGTAGCTTCAGTTGTCATAATACGTTTACCAGGCATCGTACAAGACTGACATAATAAAAATATATCTCTTGGGTCTTGTATAAAATCTCCAATCCTAACACCTTGGCCAGATATTAAATTACTTAATAGATTGGCTGGGTTAAAATTTAATAAGCTATTCATTCCTTTTGAAGGATGACTAACATATACAGCAAATCTATTTCCTCGTGCTATACCACCTCTACGATTAATTGTAGACTTCATTGAATCTATGCTTACTGGTAATGACATTAGTATTTGCTCCTTGAATCAGCCCAAACTTTACTCGCACTAGCTTTCTTGAATGATGCTGTTTTTAAAAATATTGCAATGTTCCATTCCGCTGCATTAACCTTCATAATATTTGAAGTTACTTTCTCTGTTAAATAATGTTTAAAGCACGGTTTAAAATACTTATAGTTCTTTGTTGCCATGAGCAACTTATATGTTATCTTAAATCTAGTGGTTGCATTAAACTTATTATTAGATGCAACATCACCTAATTTATCTAAGAAGATGGCACGAACTTTAGGCGGTAGGTAATGCAGGTTGATAGCATGAAATCCGCCAGGTGCTGAGCCAACAACAATAGCTAATGGAAATGTATCGTAGTATGGTAACGTTTCTTTATGCTTTGGATTATATGTGTACATAACCATATCACCCGGTGAAGCTCCAGCTTGTTTCCTTAGCTTATCATCAGACAATATTTTACCTGGACCTATCTTACCAAGCTTTGCAACGTTCTTAGCAAACCAATCATTAGCTTCTTTACTTCTTGCAGTCAATCCTTTACGGAAAGCTTCCGCTTCTAACTTATCAAACAAACTAGCCATTGTTAAATGTCTCCATTAGTGATGGTCCGAATACTACCATAATATATGCTATGATACCAAGAGCAGCTATGCCTCCCAGTAAAAACTTTAATTTAAAATCATCTACCACCATTTTGAATCCTATTATTTCATTCCCTAATATTCTTAGAGACAATTCTAATTTGCCGTCATTTTGTTCATCTTCCATGTTTATATTTATACTCTTTTCTTCAGTGTCTTCCATATTCTTTTGCCAGTCTTTGTCTTACTGGCTTTGAACTTCATTGACATTGTGCGTATACCCATAGCTTCTAATTCATTCTCAGTCCATATCTGAAACTCATAACCTCTATCATCTGCATACTTCTTTGCATACTTCCACTTAGATGTATTCTTCATATAAGTTAATGCTTCATTAAGCTTCTTACGTTTAGGTGGTGCTACTTGTGATGATGGCTTGATCTCGACTAAAAGAGTACGACCAGTCTGTGTTCGTATTGTAAGATCAAGAAAGTATCTATGAGGCTTACGATCTGTTGCACATATATAAGGTATGATAGTTTCTTCAGACTGCCACCACTTCACCCAGCCAGCTGTGTCTAAATGTCTGAATGCATTCCTTTCCCAAAGAGATCTATAATGTATTCTATTAACATCACCATTATATTTCTCAGGATGTTTTGGATACCATTTTCCTGAATATGTCTTTTTCATACAACTATTTATACAAATTGTTATAAATAAGTAATATACAAACCAAGGAACAGTTATGAGTTTTAGCACACCAGATGATATGGCCCACCTAGAAAAGGCTGGGATAAGTACACAAACTACTGGATGGCAAATGCGATTCGGTGCAAATCATTACAAATATCCAGATACTGTAGGTAATGACACAATTGCTGATGATGTTAATTTTAATAGTCATGAGGCAAGTGAATATGCTGTTAAGCGAGCGAACCAGATATCTACGATGACTAGTGAACCATTCATGATGTATGAGTTCTTGAAGATAGATGAAGCTGCACAAGCAGTAAGAGCCGCTCACCTTAAACAGATGAGAGGTGAATTAACTAAAATGAATTTAAGTCAGATGTTCTTTAAAGAAAAGCAAACATTAGATAATATGAGTTCTAGCGACATTAAATCAGGATCAGCAGCGGTTGGTAAGGCTGGTGGCGAAGTTGCATTAGAGTATATAAAAGAATTAACAACCAAAGCATCAAGAAAATATGTTGGTTCAGTTTCTTTATATATGCCTACTGATATTCAAATAGCTGATACAATGTTGTATAATGAAGATACTCGTCAGTTTGCTGCAGGTGCAAATGAATTAATTACAACTGGTGCGAATGCATTTAATAATGCAGCAGTTAAAGCTTCGAAGCAAGCAATTACTTTAGGATCAGCTGTGCTTGGTAAAGCTGCTGGTTCTGGTATTATTGGTGCTTTGGCTGGTTATGGTTTAGGAGATATTGTTGCAGATGAAATGCAAAGATCTACTGGACAAATGTTAAACCCTAATGAATTTATATCGTATCAATCAACTGGATTAAGAAACTTTACATTTAATTATGTGTTATTACCTGACTCAGAGTCTGAATCAAACCAAATTACAGGTCTTATTAAACTTTTTAGGAAGGCTGCTCATGCCACAAAAAATAATCAGATTACAATAACAGTTCCTGATCAAGTTGTTGTATCATTCCACGGTGCAAGAGATATGATTCAATTGCCACCATGTGTTATTGAATCAGTTAACGTTACATATAACCCAAATGTTTCATCATTCTTTAAGCAGAATAATTCTCCTGTTGAAGTAGGATTATCGATAACACTTAAAGAACTGGTTCCATTGTATGCTGACGATGTAGAGGGAGGATTCTAATATGTATTTTGCAAATATAAAAAATGTAGCAATTGATATAGATGGTTCAGGTAACTTAGATTTACTTAAAAATCTAACAGCAAAGGCAAAGGTATCTGATTCATTGATTAATAACTCAGCTTACTATCAGACAGTATCAATACAAGATGGTGAAAGACCTGATCTCTTAAGTCAGAGATTATACGGAACACCAATATATCATTGGACATTCTTATTACTTAATCCACAAATAAAAAATATATGGGATGACTGGCCAATGGGTTCTAATCAGCTTATAGATTATTGCACAAATAAATATCAATACCTTGCTGCTGATACTGACGTATCATTAAATAATAAATTCATAATTGGTGAAACAGTTCAAGGTCAAGTATCTGGAGCATTAGGTAAAGTTAAAGAGATCCATGTTAATATGGGTTATGTCACAATTGAATTAACATCCGGCACATTTACTATTACTGGTGAAACTATAAGCGGTGTTGATTCACAAGACTCTGTTGCATGTAACTTTATTAAGTCAGAGGCTTATGCACCTCATCATCATATAGATGATGCAGATCAATCATGGGTAACAAGACGTCCCGCTGGAACAACTGCATATAGTTATATCGATTATGAGTCTGCTATAACTGAACAAAACAGAGATGTTAAAGTCATTAAACCGGATAACATTAGAGACATTGCAAGAAAGTTTATTAAAATCATGAGTGAATAATGGCATTAAACCTAGACAGTATTAGAATAGAAGTTGGAGGGAAGGATATCAGTAAGATGGTTACTGGTGTTACATTGTACGAAAGTATATTTGGATTATTAAGAGGAGCAATTGCTGTCAAAGATGGTGTTAACTTCTTTGATAATTTCATTGGTTCAACTTTAGAAGAAGTTAATGTGGCTTTCAGTTACCTAGAATCAGAATATGATTGTGGCTTTCAGATGGACGGCATTTCTAATATGAAAATTGATAAGCAACAAAAAAATTATATCATACATGTGCAATCTGTACATACTCCAGTTTTTGCACAAAGAGTAAATTCAATGTACAGTGGAACCTCAGATGAAATAATAGAACAAGTATTTAGAGATATTAGTGCTGAACAAGCTGAACTTATTATTGATAATACATGTGACACCTCCGGTAGATACATTGCTCCAAACATTACAGCAAGAGAAGCTTTAGCTGTGTTAGTAAACAATGCTTATGATAATGAAAAGACTGGAATGTTTTTATATGAGAGGCTTGTCGATCAGACTGCACTTAGATTAACTTCATTAAGTGGAATGTTTAATAATAATTTTGTAGACTCGGGTGGTGATCCTGTATCAGTAAAATCCACTTCTGTAGATATGGAAACTAATTTTGTTGATATAGTAGGAACAGCTAATTCGTTTGAATTAAAAGAATACAATATGGACTTCATACAAAAATTAGAAGATGGTGTGTATGGTGAAGAAGTAAATGTTATTAATCTAGATGAAACAACACGTGTTAATAATGTAACAAAAGAATACACGTCTATTCCTAAAACTAAATTTAAATTAAGTAATAAATTATACGATGAGAATGTAAAAAGTATATTCTCTACACGAGGTGATGTTGCAGTTAGTTCTATAGTCAATCATAAAATCAGAGAATTTAATACTGCGATGGAAGTAACAGGTATGGTAGCACTGCCAAATTTAGGTGTAGGTATGTCAATTGATATTCAATTAGGTGGAGGTAATACTTCAAGTAGTAAACAAGATGGCGTGTATATAATTAAACATATACAACATAACTTTACACAAGATGGTGGCGAGTATTCATACTCACAAAATTTAGGACTAGCGAGAAACTAATGGATATGAGATTTGGAACAGTTGTTGATATTAATGATCCCGAGAAACTTGGTAGGGTTAAAGTAAGTGTATATAGTGTTCATGACAATATAGAAACAGTCCATCTTAGTTGGTCTCAAGTTATGATGGGTGGAAATACTCCAGCTATAAATCAAACAGGACATTCTGTAAATTTAGCAGTAGGCTCATTGATCGCAGGTATATTCTTAGATGAATCTAAGCAAGAATTTTTAGTGATGGGATCTCTTCCTACAAAGACTGCCGGTGTAGAAGATAACAATGTAAGAGTAAGAGGTGAAGATGATCCTAATGCTTCAGAGCTACAGGGTACATATCAACCAACTAGTGGGTATCAACCAGTATATCCATACAATAATGTAATGGAAACAGAGAGTGGTCATGTAAAAGAATATGATGATACACCAAGCTATGAACGTATACATGAGAGACATAAGAGTGGTACTAATTATGAGATCATTGCTGATGGTTCAAAGAATGAAACAATTGTAAGAAATAACTATAGATTAGTTATAGGTCAAGATACTCTTGAGGTCTATGGAGATGTGAGAATTATTGTAAGTGGTCATGCTGATATTGCTGTAGCAGGTAATATGACAACAGCAGTTAGAGGAGATCTAGAAGCTCAGATTACAGGAAATATAATTGCTACATCTCTTGAAGGAGACATAACTACTACAGCTACTAAGGGAGATATATCTGTTATAGCTACTAAGGGAGATATATCTGCTACATCTGCTGAAGGAGATATAACAGTAACAACTACTGATACAACGAAGAAGATAACATTGGCTGGTAATGTTG